GGCATCACTTCCCCGCTTGAATAAGCTGGTCAATTTTTGCTTCAAGCTTGTTAAAGCGTTGGTCAATGTGGTCAGTAATTCGCTGAATTTCTGTTTGAGTAACGTAATCACGGGCAATTTCCTCTCGTGTCTTGTTGAGCAAAATGCTCAGCCGGTTCAACTCCGAAAACTTTTCCTTGAGCAGAAACCCAATGACGGTCGTGACCATTGTTAGGCCTGCAGACCATATCGTATTCAAGTTGTCCATTTAGCATTTCCACCTTGCCAAGGAAGCCGCCTTGCGGGTGGGCTTTCCATTTTCATCTTTCATTGGTCCGGGCATACCAGACATCCGCGCACAGAACGATTTCTTGCGTGGGCCACCTTCAGGTTGCGGGGCTTTAAGGTTGCTACCTGTGGCAGCGTTGTACTTGGCACGGCCTTTGGCAGTCAAACCCGCCCCTTTAGAGACGGGTAGTTTCTCACCACGACCAACTGCAAGGGAGGGGTTTTTCTTAGCCATAGAACGCCACCGCAGTTACGCTTGCGCCGGGGGTAACAATCAAACTAGTAGAGCAAAGAACGCCCTCACCGGGAATCCAAACACTGTCTGTTGCTGCGGCGGCTATTGTGAAAGTGAACAGCGTGGTAGTGCCATCTTTGATAGCAATGGTTGTAGCTGCGGATGCGCTATACCAAATACCTTTAAATCGGGTACGCCCGTTGTACGCCGTAGTAGCCGTACTAGCAGGGCAATCAACGCCCTTAACGTCTGTCTGCATCATAATCAATCTCCTGTAAAACGGGGGCCGAAGCCCCCGAGACTAATTACTGCTGGTTAACGGGAGGATACTGGTTGCCACTGGAATCGCGTACTGCGTAGGCAATGATCAAGCTGCCTGCGCCAGCAGACAGCGAACCGCTGCTTGCCATCGTGTAGGTGATGATGCCGTCTGTAGTGCCAATGTTCAGCCATACAGCCATTTGGGCTGCTGTACCCGTGAAGGTAATTACGCCAGCTGTGCCGCCGGTAATTGCGGAGCAAGTAGCCAGAGCCGTGCCATTCAAATAGACAGTGATGACGCCCGATGTGCCTGTAAAGGTGGTGGACTGCGGCAGCTGGATGGCCGTAATCATTGAACCAGCGGGGATGGTAAACGCCGAAGAAGTGGCGGCATCAGAGTAGGTGACTGCTGCGCTTTGGCAAACAATAGCAGTACCGGTATTGCGGATGGTTCCAGCGGTAGTACCGGTGGTGTTTTTGACCGTGCCCAAGAGCCACGGGCCAAGATGAGTTGCGAATCCCATGATAAATCCTCACATACAAGTAGGGCATATCAATCGGTATGTCGTCCAGCCGGGACTGGTTTGATATGCCGGAAACCCCGGAATGAATGCAATATACACCAAAAAGAAAAGGGGCACAAGGCCCCTTTTCTCATTCCTTTTAGGACGAGCCCGGCGAACCGAACATACCCAGAGGATCAGACCAGCCGAACGAATAACGCTCGCGGGACTTGTAACGGACGTTACCGGTGTCGAAGTCGCCGTCCATGCTGTTAGCCAGCGGAGTACGAACGAAATGCTTCATGCCGTTAGGAACGTCAGTCGTCAAGTACCAGCCATTGGTATCGGTCAGGTAGTGGTTGACGGTGTAGCCTTCAGGAATCGAACCATTGTTCTTCAATGCGTTGATGTCGTTGTCGGTAGTACCAACACGCAGGCTGGTTTCCAACAGACGAGTAGCAACGAACATCAAAGACGGAGGAACGATCAGCTTCTTGGGCTTAGCTGCAATCAGCAAACCGCGCTCATCAGTCCAAGCAGCGATCTGAATAACGGCGGCTTCCAAAGAAGTCTCGTTAAGGTCAGCGCCAGTGGAAGGACGATTGCTGTTAGTGCCGCCGCTAACCAGCGGGTGAGCAGTGCTGAACAACGAAACGCCATCGCCGCCGGTGTAAGCCGAGGAGAAGCCGTTGTTCAAGACCGAAGCAGCTTTGACTTGCTTGGTGTACGCCATACCGCGAGCCAGAGCCTTGGTGTAACGAGCGGACAAGCTGTCATACAGATTGTCTTCGATTGCCTCTTCCGTCAGGGAGAAGCCCAGAGCGATGGTTTCGTGGTTGTAGCGAGCAGTCCATGCTTCTTGTGCATTGTCATAAGCGATGGCAGAACCCTCGTTTTTGACTGGTGCAGCGCTGAAGCCAGACAGCTTGGTTTCCTCTTCGAAGGAACGCTCGGAAGTCTCAGTTTCGTAGATTTCCTTGTGCTCTTCTTGGTAGGTAGCGTATTCCAGACCAAACAAAGCGTTCAGGCCGGGGAGCAACTCTTTAAGTAGCTGTGCGCGTGAAATAGCCATTTTGAATTACTCCTTAGACGGCGGTTGCAGTGTAATACTCATGGATGCCGAAATTCAGCTTGACCAGAACTTCAGGATACTGAGTAAACACGAGGGTAGAACTTGCCACGAATGCAGTCGCGGGAGCGGCATTCAAGACGACGGTGGTTGCACCAGCAGAAGCGGCAGTAGCCACATACGAACCAGAAGCAATCATCTGACCATTGGCTGCGATGGATGCAACGTCAGTTCCCACAGGGAGAGCAAACGGCAGAGCCGAGCAGGTCACAGTAGCAGTCGAAATGCTGGTGTACGTAGCGGTTCCCAGAGAGACTGCGGTATCCGGCACGATGCCCATCACACGAGCGACATAAGCGCTGGAGGTAGTGGCTGCGGGGATAATCAGACCGTTCGAGGAGTTGCCGGTGTTGGCGCTACCAGCCAAGTCAGAACCTTGCAGGTTTTGACCAACCATTGCCGGAGCGCAGGAAGTGACGGTAGTGGAACCAGACGAAGCCACAATAACTGCCTTGAAGACAGTATCAGGGTCATCACAAACAATCGCAACAGCATCACCAGCCAGCGTACCGCCGGGCCAGTATTGCGAGAATTGCTTTTGCTTGGTCGTGGGGTTGGTGTAGGAACAGCCGAGGAAAATCCCGACCATACCTGCCGCACCGCCAGCAGTGGTTACAGCTTGACGCTGAACAGTACCACGGAGGACCTTAACGAAGTCACCGTAATAGATGCTCGTCGATTCGCCGTAGATGATAGGAATGCTGCGAGTAGAACCCGCAAACACCTGACCACCAATCAGATTGATGGGCAGTAGGCCGTAGGGGGCCGAGACTACCGGATAAGCCATAAAAGACTCCTAAAAATTAAGTACCTTTTCCAAAGCTAGTCGTGGAGCGGCGTTCTTTAAACATCGGCATCCTCGGGTCGCTCTGGCGCATCATGGTATTGTCTACAGCTTCCACTTGAGCTTGTGCTTGGGATGCGAAATGCGCGTCCCGTTGTTCAACAAACTCTTGCGGCGTCTTGCAGAGCAATAGCCCACCGATCTCAATATTGTCTTTGAATCGACTCGTTGGATCAGTCATTAACCGAAACTTGGGCTGCTCTTCGACGCTAACCGGTTCCCAGCCTTCTCGGAGTTTGCCCGAGACATTACGGGGATCAGGAGCATTCAAAGTAGAAACCCGAATCCATCTGTACGCGTAGCCCGGCTGTTTGTCAGGTTCAGGCAGCATTTCTGCTGGCATCCACTTCTTAGGACGTTCGTCCATCACCCGTGCGGTCATCTCGCGTTGCAATCTGTTTTCAGCCATTTTTAGGCCTCCAATTTACTAAATTCCCGAGCATATTGCTCAAGAGTGATACCAAGTTTTTTAGCCAATCCCGCCTGAGTTTTAGTCAGTTGAATTTGCTTCGGCGCAGTACTGCGTTTGGCTGGTGCTACCACCGTGCTTGGCCTTGTACGCTGGGGCTTATCACCACCATCGTTTTTAGGAGCAGCAAATTCTTCTGGGAATCTGCGTTGAACCTCTTTGTCGATACTGTTGAAATATTCATCAGTGCCAACGTATGCTCTTCCATACCGCGCTTCTAACTCTTCGTGAACACCTTCGGCATACTTGCGCATTGCCACTTTGTCACGGGACACAAACCAAGGGTTTTTGGACACCCAGTTTGCGACCTTAGGGTCCATTTGAGGAGTTGCCTGCGGTTGCGGGGTAGTTTGTACACTATTTTCTTGCGGTTGTACAGTGGGACGGAAATTCTTAGCCTTATCCAGCTTCATTTCTGCCCGCGTCAATTCCCGCTGTGCAGCAAGTAGTTTCTCAGAATCCCCCGAGTCATAAGCCTCCCGGTAATTCCGTGAAGCTGTTTCAAGCTCCATTTCAGCCGAGGTTTGGTAGGTGGAGATGAGTTCTTTCTCACCGTTCTGTACCAAATTCCGCAAGCGACGGTTCTCGTCCAGAATCTGTTGCGCAGCCGCCAAAGCCTCTTGCTGCTCACGGAGAGCTGCTTCTTTAGCCCGACGCTCGTCGTGCCAAGCTTTCTTGTACTGTGTAAACTTCTGCTTTACATTCTTGGAATACTCGGCAGACTCATCAGCCTTCTCAAGGTCTTCCTTGATAGTCTCCGGCAGCGGGTCAACGTGCCGGTCTTCTTTAGGAGTGTCATCAACGATGTTGACTTCAACGTCATCGTCTCCTTCAACAGTAATTTCCAACTTCTGGTCGTCACCTGCTTTGATGTCAACCTCGTCGGGAAACTTGTACTCTTCTTCAAATTTAGGCATGTGCGCTCCTATTTGCGTTTGATTCCTCGTGGGTCTTCTACAACGCCCTCGACAGAATCGTCGTTGATGATGCGGAATTCACGATCGTGGATGAGCAGTCGAGTGCCAGCGTGAGGCCGGACCAAGACGAAATCACCTTTTTTGCACCATGGCCCGGTCGGAAACCGAGTTGGGTCTTTGTAGCAGTCAGGACCTAAATCAACGACAAACAGAACCGTGGTGAGCAACTCTTCATTGCGCATCATCTCTGCTGACTTAATAAGGCTAGACCCTTCGATAGTTTCTTCAGCTTCCGGTACGGCGCACAGAATCCGATAGCCCGAAGGCATGGGTAACTGCTTCGCTTTCTCTTCTGCTGATGTGTTCATCACAGCGGACAGGTCCACTGCTCTGATGTCATAAGCTTCATTCATCGTCAAACTTCTCCAGTTGGTGTGTAAGGTCTGATAAATAAGAGCGGGCGGTGAGCAGACCTTTGATAATCCCACACATCTCGCAATAATCGTCAAAGCTCTTAGCCCCTTTCGCGGCTAGAGATTCTTCGATGTGTTTGACGCCTTCGTCAATTCGTTCGTTAATGACGCTGATTAGCTTACGACCATCGTCCATCATTCACCTTTCTTCGCGGGCTGTGCCGCTTGGTTTTGGTTAGCTTGCGCTATTTGAGCTAGTTGCTGTTGCCGAGCCATTCGAGCTTGATGCTCAAGCTGTGACTCGTGTTTAGTCATATCCACCTTGGCCCGGAACCCTTCCGACGTGTGCTGGTGCTCACGCTGCTTCTCGTTGTTCTGCGCCTGTACTGCAAGCTTGGCTCCTTCGGTCTCCTGCTGGGCTTCAATGCGCTTGAGCTCAACGTCAATCTGCGCCATCTTGGCTTGCATGTCCTGCATGTCCTTCTGAGTCTTGCGTTGCAACTCGCCCTGCTTGATCTGCAGTTCTTGCTGCTGTAGCTGGAGTAGCGGGTCAGCCGCTGCTTGCGCGTTCTTGGCTTGCTGAGCTTCTTGCTGATGCTGCTGGAGCAACATCTGGCCTGCCTGCGCTGCCATCTGAGACACCTTGACCTCCATCTCTGGAGACATCATCACCTCGTCTTGGTCATCCTCATAGGCTGGCAGTGGCTGGCCCATAGCCTGCTCAAGCTGCTTGCGGTACTCCATACCCAAGTGGTCTGCGATGTGAGCCGACATAGCCCCCAGCACTCTTTGCTGCAGTGCCGGGTCTTGCCCAACTAGCTCTTGGATGTGCGGGTCTTTTATCGCTGCCATATGCACAACGATGTGTGCCTTGTGGTCTTGGTACAAGAACGCCTTGACCGGCTTGCCCTTGAGGATATTCATGTTCTCCGTCACGGGGTCGCGTGGCTTCATGTCGTCTTCGATCGGCACAAGCTTCTGGTAGTTCTTGATACCGAGCACGTCCAACATCTGACGATGCAAGATGGGGAGGTCATACAACTGAGGAGCAGTCTGTGCCAACTGTAGAGCCGCTTGATACTGCACAACCTTCTGCGCCATGGTAGTGGCGTTGGGGTCGCTAACAGGTATGACATCCACCAAGTCGTAGTCCGACTGCTTAGCTTGCCGCCCACCTTCTTCAGGCTCGTAGCTGTAGTCATCGGGGGTGTAGTCGCGGATGATGTCCCGCAAAAGCTTGAACTCCTGCTTCATCGCGTAGTGGATACGCGCTTGAATTGCGCTCATCGTCTTCAAACTACGCTCAAGAATCGCCAACGTCGTACCCACGGGGGCCTGTGCGGACATGTCCGACGCCTGCAACTCCATGGAACCTGCGAAGCTGCGACCCTCTTGAATCATCTGCTGCAACAAGGCCATCAGCACTTGGCTAGGCTCTTTGTAGGGGAGCGCCATCAAGTTGTCCTTGATAGTGCCGCTGGGCACATCTACGTCCCGGAACTCTCCGGGTGAGATTGGCGTGTCATCCCCTTTGGTACGAAGGCCCCTAGTTTTGAAGCCGCCGGGTAGATTAGACAGAGTGCCAGCATCAACAAGCTGCCGCAGAATACTAGTACTAGATTTAGAGTAAGCACCAATAAGATGGATAAGGCCAAAAGCGTAAAAGCCAAAACCAGGGATATACGGGTAATGCACGAAGTGAGCACGTTTCTGATGGTGTTCATCCTCAGGCCTCCAGTTGCGGCGAATGGCTAGTACTTCGCTAGTACCCTTCTCAATCGTGACGATGTACGGCAGCGCAATGCCCGTCTTCTCGCCATTCTCATCTGTATGCTCATAGCCCTTGAGGTCGAGGTCAACCTGCATCTCCAAGAACTTGTACCGGTTGTCCTCAGTAGCGCGGAACCCCAGCTTCTCAGCAATCTTCTTCTCAATGTCATCCATGACATTAATAGGGTCTCCAAGGTCTACACTTCTATAGAACCCCTCATGCTGAAGTCGGCGTAGCTCGTTCTTTGTTTTACGCATGACATGCGTAACCCGTTCCGAGGACTCCAGACTAGATGCGCCATATGGCACAACTACATCCTCCGCTGGCGCGTACATAGAAGTCTGGCGGTTCAACGCCGGGTCAAAGTACACCTTCTTGAACGCATTACCAGCCAAGCCCAAGCCCCACAACATCCGCTCATGCTCAGGCCGGTACTCGACCATCACATCAGTCATCTGATAGTTCATATCGTTCTGAACGCGCTCAGCCGCAGCTTTCTTCTCTGGTGTCTCTTTACCGATAATCTGGGTCTTGACCGGGCCCGATGCAGGGAAGGTCTCCATCATAGTTTCAGCTTGGAACTTGACCACGGCCTCTGCCAACAACGGGTGGTACACACCACAAGCACCGGGCCACGGCTCCATCCGCTCTTCAAGCTTCAGACCCAACAACTGCAGCCCGTCCACGTACGTCTGCACCCAGTCTTTGCGGCTAGAGATGTCGGTCTCGTAATCCTCAATCAGGTCACCTGCCAACTGGGCAAGGTCACCCTCATCCATGTTCTCGGCTAGGTTATCGTCGAAGTCATCTTCTTCGTCAGCAGGCTCCATGTGCATGGAAAAGCCGGGCCCTTCAATATCTACTGCTTCAGGGTCCACCACCGTAATCTGCAAGGGTTCTTGGTCTTCCATCTCCCCAAGCTGGTCCAGTCCTTGAGGGGCGGCATATAGCGCCCGGTCCATATTAGTAGCCATTGTGTATCCTTAATAGTACGCCGCTTTTTTGCGGAACTTGTACAGAAAGTCGTCCTCCGGCTCGTCCGAAGGGAGACGTAAAAACCCACCTTGCCTGAACCTCAAAAGGGCCAGCGTAGTAGAGTCTACCAAGTCATCGTTTGCTCCGCTAGGAAAGTCGTTGCATTCCTCAATAACATCCTTGGCCCACCGGCGGTCCGGGGCCCATACTATCCCCGACGCAAACAGGTCGCTGACCGCATTCACCCGAGCAATCTTGTCCTGACCCTTGCCGGGGGTGAACTCCCCGACCGGAATACCCATCCGTCTAAATTCTTGGTACAGCGCCGAGCCGTTGGATTTCTTCTCCACCATGAAGGCATCCGGTTGCCATTCTTTATATTCTGCTAGAACCAGCTTTTTAAGTTCTGGATACTCCATACGTTTCTTAATTGAATTCAGGAGGATGATGGCGAAGTTATTAGTTTCTTCATTGAAGAACACGCCCCATGTAGTCAGCGCATTAAAGTCTGACCGGTTGCTGGCTTCCTGTGCCGCATCCAAGCTCATTATGGTGAACTCGCAGTTGGGCGGGTCTTCCTTGTCCCATATCTTCCACCACTCACGCTTAATAAGAGCGCCCTCTTCCGAAACGGGGTTCTGCATGTACTGGGCATTCCAGTAGCGTACGTCCAGCGCAGCTTTCTTAGCCAGCAACTCTTCCACGGGCCAGAACTCAGGCCATAGTGCTTCTCCGTCGTCCTTGATTGCTGGGAACTCAATCACTTCCCATGGGTCAACGCCCTCTTCTCTGTTCATCTGAGCCACAATCTGCCCAGTCAAGTCGAGCTTTGACCAACGGGTCATAACAACCACAATCGCGCCTCCCGGCATAAGGCGCTGGAGAGGGCCAGACTGAAACCACTCCCAAGCAGGAAGAAAGACTTCGGGCTTTCCAGTTTTAGCCTCTTGCTCAGAATGAGGGTCGTCAATAATAAAAAGATCAGCACCGCGCCCAGCAAGAGCGCCACCGACACCGATAGCAAAGTACTCGCCACTAAAGTTTGTCCCCCAACGTGAAGCTGACTTTGAGTCAGCCTGCAGTTCTATCTGCGGAAATATGTCCCGATAATTTTCCGATCCAACGAGGTTACGCACGCGACGGCCAAAATTAACAGCGAGGTCTGCCGTATGAGACGACATAATAATTTTTTTCTGAGGGTACTTACCCAAGAACCATGCGGGCGCAAGATAGGATATGAGCTCAGACTTGCCATGTCGTGGAGCAATATTAACAATGACACGTTTTTTCTTGCCATTTGCAATGTCTTCAAAGATTTGAGCGAGTTTAAGGTGGTGGGGACCAACCTTGTACCCCGGATAGACGTGTTTAACGAAGTCAAGAAAGCTCTCCTTGCCCAAATTCTGGGTTATTTGGGTATCGTAGGTCTTCAAAAGCTCAAGAACTCGCCTTTTTTGCTTTTCAGGCATGGTTGGCAAGGCCGTTCGCAGCTTAAATAGCTGCTCTGGAGTCAGTTTGAGGATTTCACTCATCGACTGGCTGCTCTAGTCGAACAACTTCGCGTGCTTCTACGTCAATTACGCGGTTTTCTAGTGCCCCAAGGGTCTCAAGCAGTTCTTTTTCAACTTCTTCAATGGTCTGCACCTTGTGGGTAACCTCTGTGCGCTTCTTGAATGCATCTACACCATCGACTTCGCCTAATTTAGATAGAGCAGACACACGCACCTTGGGGTCTCGGGCATTCTCCACCTCCTGCACCAGCTTATTGACGACGTACATCTTCAAGTCGGAGAGTTCCTCCACTATAGATACGTTCATCTGGGCAACCATGCCCGCTAGTAATGCAAGAGTTTCGTTGGGGTACTTGGCAAAGTCAGGCCGGTGCTTGGAGTCGGAGATCATTTCTCGCGCTAACTCTCTAGCTTGGTCCATGTTGTCACTTGTTGGTGACAGAACTGCACCCGTTAAATCTGACATGAGCTTAACGACATTGGCACGCATCTCTAATTCCTGAGCAGGGGTGAGCTCAGGAAAGGCGTCCTTGGCGTTATCTGGTAGAGGAATGTTCTCCTCGATAGTTGGCACTAGCGGAGATGTCATTGCACCAGTATATAGCACTCTGGAAATTTTTTGTAAAAAATTTTTTTACACGAGGTCGGGATTTAGTGACGGGGGGTGTTTTGGAAATTGGTGGTGTCGTTTGTCTATATCTAAGAGTATAGGGGCGCGGATGGGACCCATTGGGCGTCTTGGGGGGTGGGGGCGAGCCAGTCCCCCGCCAAACTTTACTTTTACGGTGGTTTTAGCCATACTGTATTCAATGCCAAGCAATCCCGCAAGGCAGACACAAGGAGAACAGCAATGTTCAAAGCCATCTGGTTGTGGCTCACCCACTATGAGGTGATCGCAATGGACCGCAACAGCGGATACGCCCACACATGGTGGGCACGCAATGAGGCAGACGCATTAGATTGGATGCGCTGCTACAAGCCCCGATACACAGTGGTGTACGGCAAGCGAGGCAAGCTGCTCGGTGGTCGCCGCGCAGTGTATTAACCAACGGGGGCTTCGGCCCCCACTTTCTAGGAGCAATGACATGAACAATCCCATCCCCCGTTCTGGCCTCTGGGCCACGCCCGAGTCCTTCGACGATCTGCTAACAAGAGTCGAGTCCTGTACAAGTCCGTACGACGCGATGATGCTGGCGGTCAACCTCTGCCATAAGGTAGTGGATGAAGAGATGATCAAGCCAATCAAAGCCACGATTGGTGAGCCAGTAAAAATCTAATAAGTATTCAGGGAGGGTTTCACTAACCATAGAAAGGACTACCATGAAAAACAAGCCCAAAGCTTGGCGTGCCCGCCGTAACGGCGCTACACGCGGTGACTCTGGTCGGTTGCGCAACAAGCGCCGCTGACCGAAAGGGGGCTTCGGCCCCCTTTTTTTGTGCCTGCTCTTTTGATGCCAGTTATTTTTGGACGGGCGCGTGAGGCGTGCGTGAGTCGATAGCGTGCCAATCCCCATCCATACTGTACTAATACAGGCAATTCTGCCATTGTTGCATTGTCAGGCAATGATGTCTGACAGTTTCTAAACCCTTTTAAAGGAAAATTATCATGGCACAATTTACAGCCGTTTCCGTTTTTGATTCTGCTATTGAAGATGCTGCAGACAGCATCACTCGCACTAAAAAACGCATTGCAATTTTGCGCTCCAACAAAAGCCGTATCGAAAAGATTCTGCGTCCGGTTTCGCTGATTATCTCTGGTGCAGGCCTGACCAACAATAGCGCATACGTTCACGCGGACGAATTCAGCGAGACGTTCTCCATTGGCATATACCTGTACGGTCTGGAGAGCTTCAAGGTTCCAGGGCTCGTGGCACTGATTGAGTACTTCGATGGCATGAGCGAGAACATCAACACGCGCGACTGGCCTGACAGTATCAATCGGGACTATCACTTCAAATTGTCTAAGGGTAACAAAGTGATTCTCGGTGCATACGTTAGGGATGACAGCCCAACGTGCCGTAAGGTGCCTGTTGGGAGTGAGACTAAGCAGGTTATCAAGTATGAGCTTCAGTGCGACTGACCGAGCACTGATTGAAAAGGGCGGCGCGAGTCGCCCTTTTTTTGGGCCTTTTGATACCAGTTATTTTTGGTCGGGCGCGCCATGCGCGAGTGGGCGGACTGGCGCGTTAAATAGCTACCCATCCCCCCGTGGATGTTTACTTAATCCCCCCATATCGACATACTAACCATGTCAACGTGATTATGCGGTGACGATTTTTTAACCCTTTATAGGATGTTCTACCATGGCAAAAGCCGTATCAACTATTCAGTCAGGCGAAACCCTGACATTCTCCAGCTTGACTGACCTAGGCTATAAACAAGCCAAAATCGGTGATTCTCTGATTCAGACCGCTAAGTATGCGTTGGAGAAAATCTCCGGTTTCCCTGAGGAAATCTCTCCCGAAGCAAAAGCCGAATTGTACGCGGGTTATTTCAAACGCTATGGCGAGAATAACCCTCCCGTGATGTACGCGGTTATCAATGGACACTATGTTCAGGCATCGGTAGAACATATCGACAATAAATCAGTCGAGAAAATTGCAGTCGGTATTGATTATGCCTTTGCATTGACGGCTCAGGAATTCGGCAAACTGAAAAACACCGAACCGGAAAAACACGCATTAGTTGCTAAGGTGAGGGATGCGGTGCAAACCTATGCATCGAATCGACTGGGTGACCTTAAACGCGCTGCGAAAAAACTGATTGCACCGAATGGCGCTGAACGAAGCCGCACCACGTTGGATTTTGTGCAGTCAGTCACCAACGCGTTTGATGCGTTTGATAAATCGGTGAAAGTGAAACAGGGTAAGGGTGACACCACGGCAGATGTAATCCGGTTTCGCATGGCACGGGACGCGTTCTGGAAAGCATATAACGCGAAGTAATTAGGGACTAACCCGCCAGATCGAAAGGTCTGGCGGGTTTTTTTGCGCCCTGCTATTTGATACCAGTTATTTTAGGGCGCGCGTGTGTGCGTGTGGCAGCGTGGGTTAGAACGCGCATAGCGTAGCCAAGCCACTAAATAGCGTCCCACTGATGCGTGGGATAAGAAAACGGTATACGAAGTAGTCCAAGTCTTGATGCGTGAGTTAAGAAAACGGTAAACAACGAGACAAATTGTACATATACTTGGTTTAAGAAAACGGTACGCGATAGAACGAGGTGGTTTGTTCTACTTTTTGTTCTACAAAACAGGCTTTGTTCTACTTTTTTTGACCGAGTAGAACAAGCTAAGTCCTTGATTCTAAAGGAGAATTCGGGATTTGTTCTAATGTTCTACGTTTTTTGAAAAAGGGGGTCTGGTTTTTTGAAAAAATGCGCGGCAAGACCTTTTAGCGGCAACTGCACCGCCAATCGTAAAAAACGCAAAATATAGCCGTATACCCCCTCAAAAACGTAGAACATTAGAACATTCCTCTCTCTCTATCTATCTAAAAAATATTTTTATTAAGGAAATCAACAACTTACAAGCGCACCCCATCCACCAAAACCCAATTTTTCTGTTCTATATGTAAAGTCGAAAAAGTAGAACAAACAGAACACAGTAGAACAGAAACTTAGTTGGAATTCACCCCGCTTCTGCCGCACCCTGCTAGGTAACTATTGTAAATAAAGACTTGACATAAGACCCAAAATCGCCTACAATGGGGGCGTAGGGCGTAGAAGAAGATGAGTTAGTCGTTAATTAGTTCCCCACGCAAACGTGGGATTTCAAACCTCGAAGGAGTAACACAATGCTATCGTTTATGACCGCAACAGCCGAACAACAGCGCGATGCCACCGCATGGCTCGCATCCCTGCCTCGCAAACTGCGCAAGCAGTATCGTCCTAACATCGGGAACCGCACAACCGATGCACGGCGTAACAAAGCTTCCCATGACTCAGTGGACTCTTATATGAAAACGGAGTACCGCATCGACCATTACCACACGCAGAATCTTGAGTTCCTTGATAGGGCTTACGACTTTGACGAGTTCGGTGACATCGACAATGAGTTCGATGGGCTTACCATCCACGAGCCAGACAGCGAGGCCGCACTCTGGGCCTTCTGCACAGGTTACGACGCCATTTAATTATTTTTTAGGAGAACATCATGGGACAAATGAAAAACCAATACCTTGAGCAACTGGATGCGGGCATTGCCGACCAACCTGAGACTGTAACCATCTATGTGCTGACGATGGGCGGCAAGCCCTGCAATGCCTATATGGACAAGGCCGAGGCCGACTACGAGGCATGGCTGTGCAACCAAGCCGATGCATACAGTGACAGCGAGGATGACGCAATCAACATCTTTGCTGTGACCGAAGTCCAACTGCTCACATAACTTCCCATCCACCCACTGGAGATTAACTATGACTGCGTCCGTTTCACTGAAATCTATAACTGTCGAGATACGCGAACAGTATGGCAACCAAGTGTTCTACCCCGCTTGCGAAGATGCCATGCGCTTTGCCGCCATTGCAGGAACGACCACTCTGACTGAGCGCGTTTTGACGTGCGTGAGGGGGCTTGGCTATGACATCACCTACACATACACAGAACCCAAGAGGAACCTACCATGAAGCTAGGCGAACTACTACAGATGCTTGAGGGCTACAACCCCGAGACTGAGGTGCGCATCGTCTTAGGTACTACTGTAGGTAGTGAGGGCGGTTGCTATCCCGCCTTAGGTACTACTGTGGGCGAATGGGGCAAGTACATCGACATCTACGCAGATGTCATACCTTTTGAGGAGAACGAAGAATGAGTGCATTACTAGTTGCAGGACTGACCCTGCTCGGGAGCATGTGCCTCGGCGCGGGGCTTGGCGCAGAGGGCTACATCGGCAATGCGTTGCTTATCTGTGGCGGGTTTCTGTTCGGCGTCGTCGCCCTGATTTGTGTTGAAGACCACGAGGAGAACAAGTATGACTAAGAAGAAACTAAAACCAACCGCTGAGGATTGGATGATTATTCGGTTGCTACGAAGATGGGCTACACAGCAGGGTCTACATCGTGGCCCTATTTTTAGTGCTGATGCGATGCGTGTTGTGGACTACATGACCGACAAACTAGGGGAGAAGACCCTCGCGCGTATGGCTAAGCGAATTGATGAAGACACACCTGAGGAAGAAAGAACCTATGTCCGTTGACCACACACCCCATTGCCGCAAGTGCGATGAACAGTATCCCACCGAGAGGTGGGCTCTTGGATACAAGATGTGCATCCCATGTGCAGAGCAGGAGACCGCGCCTGTTCGCACCATCGTACCCATGGCGAAGTCCAACTACATCCTAGTGACTGACCTAACCCTTTTGAAAGGATTGAACAAGTATGCGAGCCAATGACATGAGCCACATGGCTGAGATATTTCTAACACCATTGTTACCTTACAGGGAGTTTTTAGTAACCCACGGCGAACACCAAGCACAGCTAATGCAAGGTGGCAAGTTGGGCAAGCACTTCCACGCGCGGTACGAGTTCCCATGCGGGACAGAGGTGTCCGTCATAAGTGGGCCGCTGTTCTACTGCAGCCCCGATGCGCCGTATGAGTACAGGATAGGCGGGGATGAACCCATAGGGCATCAGACAGATGAAGAGTTGTATCTCTTGCTCACGAAGATAGTAGCGGGCGAGATACGGCGCACCAATGAACCACCTAGTCGCCACATGGGTTGGGAGGCAGACGATGACGCGCACCTAGACCCTGCACTTAGAAGCGATGCCGCGCACCCCACTAAATGAGAAAGTTACCCGAAAGCCTTGACTCATATGTCAAGTTGTGTTATACTCAAAGCAAGTCGGAAAGCATCCTTAGCGCGGACTGACTTAGTGTCCCATGGCAACATGGAGTGTTAATTAAATGGAGATTGAAATGGAATTGCAAAAGCCTCAGCACCTTATCAGCTTGGCATCATCGGCTGTCCTTGTGTGCGTAGACATCAACGTGTGGTCAGCTACCAAGCAAGACCGAGCCATCAGCAATGAGGTCACTACCGCAAAGAACGCGAGTAAGAACGCGGGCAGGTATGTTAAGCACCTGTTGGCAGACCATCCCAAGCACAAGGCGTTGGCGAACTATCGGCAGACAGTATATAACTGGCTTCAGCGTAGGACGTACCCGTGGAATAAGGGCAATCACTTGCTCCCATCGGTGGATATGCCTGTCTTTATGAAGGAGTACCACGAGCATGAGACGCAGTTTGCCACGCTGAAGGCCGAATTACTTGCCGACTACGATGCCATCGTGTCCAACATGGCGTTCAATGCGGCGGGCATGGGTGATATGTTCAACCGCACAGACTACCCGCCCAAGGAGCAACTGGAGCATCGGTTCGACATCAGGCTATTCGTGTCCGAGGTTCCCATGAGTGATTGGCGCTGTGGGATTGCATCTGACATCGCTGAAGATTTGTTTGCCACATACAGCAAGCAAGCCGAGGAAATAGTCTCCCATGTCATGGTGGAACAGCAAATAAGGTTTATCGAGGTGATGAAGTCCATCAGCCATTGCTGTGGTGTGGAAGAAACCGGCATTGATGACAACACAGGGGAGACCAAGGTTAAGAAGCGCAAGATTTACGACAGCACTATCCAAAAGGCAAAGGAGATGTGTGAGTCGTTCAAGCAGTTCAACCTGACGGGCAACGCGGAATTGGAGGAAGCGCGTGCCTCATTGGAGAGTGCCCTCATGGGCGTGGATGCGGAGTTAATCCGCGATAGTGACGCGGTGCGTTCGTATGTGAAGCGGGATGTGGACAGCATCCTGTCGAAGTTCGGCGCGTTTGCATGTGTTTAAGTAGAGTGGCAATAAGTAGTACTAAGTTCAACATCAGTTAAAGAAAGTTTTAATCATGTCCAAAGTCAATTTCACCCAAACAGTAACCATCAAGGAACTG